GGGCAATATATTAACTAAAGTAGCCCCTGCATCTAGCGGTACAGCCGCGTTTATAAGTTTTGACACTACTACTTGGGGCAGCTCTACGTTTACCGCACGTGGGGCGTTGATTTATAACTCTAGCGCGTCTAACAAAGCTATAGCTGTGCTAAACTTCGGCTCAGACAAAACATCATCTAACAGCACGTTTACGGTTACTTTCCCCGCAGCAGGATCGACCTCAGCGGTAATTAGGATTCAATAATGACTATTAACTATACTGACTTACTAAAATTAAGTAAGCCCGTTCAAGGTACAGAAACGGGTGGTTGGGGTGACATTGTAAACGACCAAGTTACTTCTATGGTTGAAGAGGCTATAGCAGGGCGCGTTTCAATTGCGCATACTGCGGACTCGGTACTTACCCTTAGCACTGCTAACGGCGCTACTGCTCAGTCACGTAACATGATGGTCGAGATTACAGGCGCGAGGTCACAAACACAGAATGTTGTTGTACCTGCACTAAGTAAGATGTACATCTTCAAAAACAGCACCACCGACGCGGGGTCAAGTGGCCCATACGCGCTAACCGTAAAGACGGCTAGTGGTAGTGGTGTAGCTGTCCCAGCGGGCAAAACAATGATCTTGTTCTGTGACGGCACCAATGTAGTAGAAGGTATAAATCAAATTGTGGGTAACTTAGCTGTAGGGGGCACCACTACGTCTACAGGCAACTTAACCATAGGGGCTGATAAGCTAGTAGTTACGGCGTCAAACGGCAATACAGCGATTGCAGGCACGCTAACCACGGCTAACGGTGCGTTAAGTACGGGTTCCGGCAACATAACAACCACAGGCGCTATATCAGGCGGCAGTATAGACGCTTCCCCTGCGGTAGCTTCTGGTGCAGTAATAACAGGCACCTCGGTAAACGCCACTACTTTCGCAGGTTACAGTGGTCAGCGCGTATTATTTACAGGCGGCTCCGACTGCACCATAACCTTGCCCGATGCTATAGACGATGTAGCTGTAGGTGATTCTTGGGTTATTGTCAACGCGCAGGGCGCTGCGGGGGTAGAAGTTATCTTAGACCCCGGCTCTAGCGACAACACTATTAACATTGCTACAGGCTCTACTTATGGTGGTACGGCTAACGTAAACGTGACTATCGCGCCGGGCGGTGTAGCTGAACTAGTCGTAGTATCTACACACAACTATGTCGTCTTCGGCAGTGGTATCTCTTAATGTATTCTGGCGTAATAGCAGCAGCGGGTAGCGGAGCCTTACAGACTCAAGTAACTGTAGGGTTTTCTAACATAACTTACGGCTCTACCTACGGGTACAGAAGAGCTGGCTATTCCCGCTTCGTAAAAATATCTAGTACTGTAGGTGAGGCATTACCCGCTAACATTACTATTAACGGCGTTACTATGCTGCACCCTAACGTGTACTGGCAGGTACAACTTGGCGCTACAGTGTTCGCTATAGAGACTATACCTAGCCTCTATAACGTGGGTGGGGTTGACTACAACGCTAACGCACCTACAAGTGCGTACTTAACAAACTTGACTGCCAATGCCTATACGTTTGTGCCAGATATATTTAGTGGGTTAAGACTAGAGCCTTTTGACCCTACGTCGGGTGTTTACGCTTGGGGGGCTACACACGAAAAACTTAGCGTTGCTTCAGACAGCGCAGATAACTTAATGGGCGAGACAGCGGGTGCTGTGAAAGTATTAACTTGGGAAGGGGTTAGTTAGATTATGTATGTATTGACAGAAGTAACACCACAAGCTATCGACACTGCGCTAATATCGTCGTTGTATACTGCTAATAAAGACGTACAAGACGTGTACGCAGGCTATACCTATGAAACTGACGATGTGCGACTAAGCGAGATAGTTTGGAAGTTCACTAACGCCGACGAAGTATCTAAAAAAGTAATGTCCTTGACCACTGATAGCGATGACACAGTGTTAGGGTTATTTGAAGGTGCCCCACACAATGGTACGTTCCACGCTACATTTATACTTACTGGGGTATCTATCCTAGATTTAGCAGACGCTATTCATACGTACCTAACTAATTTAGGTATGGGGGAGTGGAAAGTACTCTTACGTCCGGGAACTGACCACTACGCACAAATAAAAGCCGGTTTGGGTAGGTCTGACCTATTCGCCGTGTCCACAGAAGATACGTGGGTTGATAATTCTGAACTTAATAGAGGCAATTTTAGCTTCATAACTTTAAACATATTGTAGAGGTAGTAATGGCAACGCAGAAGGAAATGCTAGTAGAAACAATCGCGGGTATTGAGCGGCATGAGTCGGAGTGCAACATTAAGTACTCTCATATTAAAGAACAGCTTAGCGATGGCTCTAAGAAGTTTATCCGCCTAGAAAACATTATTTGGGGGCTGTATGTGCTCATTATCTCTGGTGGCGTTGCTATTATTGGCCAACTCATCTAGCTATGGAACTTAGTGAGAATACAGGTATAACAATACCAATCAGAAACCTAGTGGCTATGATTGCTTTTACTTGTATATCGACTATGGCTTACTTTGGTATTCAAGAGCGGCTAAACCTCTTGGAACATGCTTTAGACAAAACTCAAATGGACATAGATCAGAACAGCGAGTTTAGGGTAAAATGGCCTAGAGGCGAGTTAGGAGCACTTCCTGCCGATGCTAGGCAAGACATGCTTTTAGTGTACGTTAGTGATCAGCAGCAAAAACACAATAGCGCTACTGAAAAACTTAAAGATTCGCTTACTGACTTAAAACTACGTATAGCGGCTTTAGAGGCTGGTATAGAACTAAAAAGAGACTAGAAAAGGTAAAATGGCAATGCTAACCAAACTATTAAACGACTTGAAAGCACTATTAGGGGGCTTCAAAGTCAAGATACAAGCAAAATCGAAAGCGGCGCTAGCGTTAATAAAAGCCGAATTAGCAATCTTTAAAGCCCGATTGAAAGGCTTGAAGGGCAAATTGCGCGCCTTAGTTCGAGACTAAGTAACTTAAACAGTACTCCACTGAGATAACGGCTATGCGCAAACGTACTTCAGGGCTAACCAAGCAGCAGAAAACAACGTTAGAAAAGCATAAAGAACACCATACAGCTAAGCATATGGCTTTTATGCGTAAAGAAATGAAGAACGGTAAGAGTTTTTCAGCTTCACATAAATCAGCTATGCAAAAAGTAGGTAAGTAAAATGAATTTTAAAGCTATTAAAGGCTTAATTGGGGCGGTTGCTCCTACACTTGGTGCGGCACTAGCTGGCCCTCTTGGGGGCACCGCTGCACAAGCAATTGCATCCGTACTAGGTTGTAAGTCAGACGCTAAGTCTATAGATACAGCAATGCAATCTGCCACACCTGAGCAGCTTGTCGAGATTAAAAAGGCCGAGTTAGACTTCGAGAAGAAGATGGCGGAGCTAGAAGTCGATGTATTTGCTTTGGAGGCTCAAGATGTCAAAGATGCGAGACAAGCACACAAAGGTGATTGGACGCCAAGAATCGTTGCTCTCGTCGCTCTGGTGGGCTTCGTGGGGTATATTTTTCTTGTTACTATCCAGCCACCTGATGCTAATAGCGACACTATAGTAAGCCTAATCCTAGGCTATATGGGCGGTGTAGTATCTGCCATAACTTCTTTTTACTTCGGTGCGAGTTATAAATCAGATGAGTAAGTTTAAATACTTTAAAATAGAAGAATTTGATTGCCAAGAGACTGGCGAGAATGACATGCAGGATGAATTTATCCATGCGTTAGACGCGCTACGTGAGGCGGCGGGGTTTGCCTTTACAATTACTTCTGGCTACAGAAGCCCTAAGCATTCCATCGAAGCTAAGAAAGCAGAGCCGGGGATGCACAGCAAAGGCATTGCCGCAGACATACGAGTTAGTAGCGGCGCGCAGAGATTCTTGCTAGCAAAACTAGCATTCGAGCTAGGTTTTAGTGGTATTGGTATTGCTAAGACTTTTGTTCACGTAGACACACGTAGTACTGTACCTGTGCTGTGGACTTATTAAGAGGTAACAATGCCATTAAGCAAGTTAGAACTAAAACCCGGTGTAAACAAAGAAGGTACTCGATACAGTACTGAGGGTGGATGGCACGACTCCGACAAAGTACGGTTCCGTAAAGGCTTGCCGGAAAAGATCGGTGGATGGCAACAAATATCTAATAAGGTGTTTAATGGTGTTTCCCGCTCTATCCATAGCTGGCGTACTCTAGCTAGTAACTTACTTGTAGGGGTAGGCACAAACACGAAGTTCTACGTAGAAGAATCAGGTGAGTACAACGATGTTACCCCTGTCCGTAAGGCCACAATTACCTTAGCTGATGACCCCATTGTCACTACTGCAAGTTCTACTACTGTACGTGTAATAGACACCACTGGCGGGTACCAAAATGGCGATTTTGTAACACTTGGCGGTACAGCGGAAACAACAAACGGGGTAACTACTACCCTACTAAGTAATGAATTTCAAATAACGGTTAACGATGGCAACGAAGCCTCGGCAAACGTCGCAGCAACCACTTCGAGCAGTCAGGAAGTCACCCTAGACGGCAATACTGGCACTATCGCTATTGGTATGACAGTGACGGGCACTGGAGTAGGCACGGGAGTATACGTTTTAGATGTTACTACCGGCGATTTAGACCAAAACAAAATAAAGTTAAGCGCCGCTAAATCCTTAGATGAAGACGTTGCGCTGTCGTTTGACTACTCCGAGTCTTACACCATAACTATAGCTAGCGCCTCTGGTGGCTCCCCTGCGGTTTTTCCTGCGGGCGGGAACGCTATTACAGCTACGTACAAGATAAACTCAGGTGATGAGTTAAGTACGGCGCTAGCTGGTTGGGGTGGCGGTGAGTTCGGTAACGGCGTGTATGGTACTGGACTGACTACTGAGTCTACCATGCGGTTATGGAGTCAAGCTAACTTCGGCGAAGACCTTATTATGGCGTATCGTGGTGGCCCGTTGTACTACTGGAGGGGGAGTAACGCAGTAACTACTTTGGCGGTGCCCCTAGACGATAAAGACGCAGTAACAGCTAATAAACACAACGATAGCGGTGGCTCTACCACAGCTCTAGTAATAAATGATAACGTCGGCACAATACGTGTCGGTATGATTGTGGGGGGTACAGGAGCCGCAGGTGTTGTTCGTGTAGTCACTATAACCGACCAACAAAATCTCGTACTTGATACGGCTGTAAACGTGTCTAATGATGCTCCCCTTACTTTTAAATACGATGTCCCCGCCGTAGCAAACAAGGTACTGGTATCAGATATTAGCCGATTCGTGTTTTGTTTTGGTACGACCGCGTACCTAGATGACACGTATACCTTAGACCCCCTACTAGTTCGATGGTCTGACCAAGAAGACGCAACTGATTGGATACCTACTACCACTAATGTAGCGGGTAGCCTACGTTTATCAAGGGGTGGCGAGATTATAGCTGCCGCGCAAGCCCGCCAAGAGCTACTTGTTTGGACAGATGCTGCGTTATACGCACTGCAATTACTCGGTTTAGAGGGTTGGGGTGCGCAAATAGTAGGTGAAAACGTGTCTATATCTAGCCCTAATGCCGTATCTTACGCTAATGGTATGGCTTTTTGGATGGGTAAAGACAAGTTTTACAGTTACGATGGCAACACAAAACCCCTGCCTTGTACACTACATAGGCATGTATTTGATGATTTTAATGCTACGCAAGCCCTACAAGTTGTATCAGGTACCAACGAGGAATTTAACGAGGCATGGTGGTTCTACCCTAGTCTTAATTCCTTAACTAACGACCGGTATGTGGTGTACAACTACTTAGAAAACATATGGTACCACGGCACTATGGCGCGCACTGCGTGGGAGAACTCGGGTATTCGTAGCTACCCATTAGCCGCTACATACACTAAAAACCTTGTAAACCATGAATTTGGAGTAGATGATAACGAAACTACCACTACAACGGCTATAACTGCCTCTATTACGTCTTCTGAGTTCGACCTACAAGATGGGCACCAATTCGCCTTTGTATGGCGTATGTTGCCAGATATTACGTTCCAAGGGTCTACACAAGGCTCTCCTAGCGTAGATATTACTTTAAACCCGTTAGACAGCTCTGGCTCTGGGTATAACACCCCAACGTCAGAAGGTGGCAGTAACACAGGCACAATAGTGCAGGGGACTACGGTTACTGTAGAACCTTACACCACACACATAAACACGCGCTTACGTGGCAGACAAATGTCTATGAAAGTAGAGTCTACTAACCTTGGCGTTAAGTGGCAGTTAGGGTACCCCCGCATTGATATGCGCCCAGATGGAAGACGCTAATGGCTAACAACGTCAAGTTTAAAGCCCCGGCTCTGCCGATACCGCCTGCACAGTACAATCAGAGCCTGTATCAACGCACGTTTAGCATACTACGCTTGTACTTTAATCAGCTAGATGAGCACCTGCGCCAAGACCTAGGCGACACTACTATCAATGGTGATCTCACTGTTACAGGTGGGGTTACTGCTGGCGCTACTACAATTAATGGTGAGCTTGCCGTTAACGCTAATACATTAAAACTTACAAGCACAACCCCAAATAGCACTACTGAAAACCCAAGTATAGAACTATTTCGAGACGGTGGTACTGCGGCAAGCGGTTCTGAGATAGGGGCAGTAAAGTTCTTTGGTACGAATAATGCTAGTGAGAAATTTGAATACGCGGGAATTTACGCCGAAACAGAGTACCCCGTTGATGGTAATGAACAAGGCTGTATGAAATTTAAGTTAGGTCATGGTGGTGGTCAAGAAGACCCAGCGATGAGCCTATTCTCTTACGGTCTTGTTATGGGTTATGGCAATCCTATTCTAATGTCATACAGTAATGGGTATATGCAGTTTTACAGCCCCAATGCCGCTCAAAAATCATTTAAGTTAAACGCCACTCCGAATGCTACCGTAGCTAATGGTGCTTACGATATATATCTTCCAGATGTTACAAGCGGCACTTTAGCGGTTACAAATTCTGCCGTAGCATTTACCGCTGGCGCTATTACTGGTACTACGTTGACAGGCACACTACAAACAGCCGCCCAGACTAACATTACGTCTGTAGGCGCGTTAGATGGTGGCTCTATTACTAGTGGTTTTGGAACTATTAATAACGGTGGTAGTAGCATAGTTAACACGGGGACATTTACCCTAGGGGCTACTAGCCCATACGCTCCCTATGGCATTATTAACGGCGGCCTTACCCTAAATCTTGGGACGGGTAAGACTTTTGATATGGTAAGTACCAATACAGGAGCCGATGACCACCCAGTACTTAACTCTTACAGAGACTCGTCTAGCCCTGCGGATGCTGATACTTTAGGTACTATTCGGTACCAAGGTAACAACGATGCCGACCAAAAGGTAACCTACGCCGAAGTTGAAGCGCAAGCCGACGATGTTACTGATGGTACAGAGGACGGCGCGTACAAAATATCCAGAATGGTGGCGGGCACTTCTACACTTGGCTTCGAGCTAAACGCTAGTGGTGTAGATATTAGCACTCCATTGACAGTAAATACTGGCCCTGTAACGATAAATAGTAACGATACAAACGCTGACTTAGTAATATCCAATAATGAAGCGAGTAGTGCCGACGCTAGCCCTATTATCAAGTTAAACCGGTCACATGGTGCTAGTGGCGGTAATGATGGGGATGATATAGGAAAAATACAGTTCTTCGGCGCTAATGACCGTGGTTTGTCTAGTGGTGGCCCTGAGCAAATCTTGTATGCCAGTTTGTTTACAGAAATAATTGACTCCGGTGACGGCTCTGAAGACGGCGGTTTAAAGTACAGTAGGGTTACAGGTGGCTCACAGCAAACAGGCGATCTAGTGACACAGCCACTTAACGGCGGGGTTCAGTTCCCAGCGCAGAGTGCTGCTCCTAGCTCTCCAGCAAATGGGCAGGTATACTACGACACCGACGACCATAAGCTAAAACTATACGCTAATGGCGCATGGGTTGACCTTAACTAGGAGCGCAGTATGCAGCAGGTAACTAAACAACAAATTGACGGGTTGGTTACGCATAAATTTGAGGGGGTTGAAGCACCGCTTATAGACAGCAAACAACAACAACTAAACCCAATTGAAATTATAACGACTGCCGTTTCTAGTCTTAAAACTATTGACCAGATTCACAACATGTCTGCGGCGGTTATACCCGGCACTGATTTAGTCCAAGTTAATAACTCAGCGTTCGCTACAACTAGAGGTAAGAAAGACAGCTTTAGCCAGTTTTTTACCTTATTCTATAACGCTGACGTATTACCCAACATAAAAACAAACCTTGTAGACTTTTTAAGTCATTTACAAAGAAACAAAGCGACTTTTGGGGTTATAAAATACGACAACGATATGTACACAGAGTCTTTTTTAGCTATGTACGAGGAATTAAAAGACAAAGATGTTAAAGTTACTTTAGGTAAAAGTAATAAAAACCCTGATGACTACCTAGCGTTTATAAGTATGGGCAAAAAAAGAATTAAGCAGAAAGGAAAGGCTGAATGAGTTGGTTAAGTGATAGATGGCACGACGTTTGGGATCCCCTTTCTGATGCTTTAGCCAGTTTCGACGACTACGCTTTTAACGGTGGCTTTGAAGATGACTTACGTAGGCTAGGTAGAAAGTTTGACGAATACATAATCGAGCCAATATACGATTGGCAGAAAGGTTTTGTAAACGGTTTCCTAGATAACCCAATCAAAGCTCTAGTGCAAATAGTTTTGATGGCGACAGGTATGGGTTGGGTCATACCCATGATGAATACCGCGCAAACTGTAATGCTAAAGGCTTTGGATTTTCCCGGGTACGAAGACGTATCATGGGGAGACATCGCAAAAGGAGCAGCCAAACAATACGCCACTGGAAAACTACTAGGCGGATTCGGTGAAAAGTTCCAAGGATACGCGGATTTAATTCCCGATAGTAATTTTTTCCTCCAAGATGTACTCCTAGATGGCCTAGTTGACGGTTTTTCCGCCTCTAGCACGGCGTTAGTATTGGGAGATAGCTTTTCCGACGCGTTTCTTGACCCATTTTTAGAAGCCTCTATCCCACAGTTAGTAGGGATGGGTATGGGTAAAGTTGACGAATTGGTCGATGGCCTAAATTTTGAAACTATAGAAGGAGAATTTAAAAGGTTACCCACCATAATACAGGACACTATTGCGGGGGGCATAAACGCCAAACTACAAGGGCAAGATGTAACTGAAGACATATTTTATGAGGCCGTTACCAACGCGATTATTACTTCTAAGGCTGTATCTGGCGTACTAGAAACCATATCCCCCAATAGCCTAGATTTTCTATCATCCGATAGCGCAGTAAGCAACCAGTATCTGGCGTTTTTAACGGGCGGCGTACAGAATGCCGTGTCCTCTGCGTTATCTGGGGGTACTGGAGAGCAAGCTGCCGCGCATATTTTAGGTGCTATAGAAGCTGGGGGCGCTGCCCAACTGTCAGATTTTTTCGACGAAAGTGCGCTAGGAGAAATGGCCAACAAAGGGGTTGACTGGGTAGTAAATGCAGTAGACAGCGGAATTAGGTTTGCCGGAGATACTTTTGCGGTAGGCGTTAAAATGATACAGGGTAGTTGGCAAGCGCATAGAGATGCTATAGATGCTTTGGAAGCTATGGCAACCCCGGAATTTTTAGCCGCTTTAGAGGAGGCTAATGATAAGCAAGATGAGCTACTATCGTTACACGGAGGCGCAAATGAGGCTATAGCGGGCCAACAAGATTTAATGGAGGGCATTTTCGAGCTGCAAGAAGGCGGCGAGTTTATCATGTTCGCCACTAGCGCGGAAAGGGATGATTATACGATGCCGTGGATAAGTGCTCCTAGGGTATATAGGAGGTCTTATTACACTCAGGAGGAGTATGACGCTTACGTACAAGCGAATGGCACAGCCCCAGAAGCTAGAGTAGGGCAAGAAGTATACAGGCAAGTTGTGAAAACGCGTCGTGGCGACTCAGGCATGGCGCTTAGCGACGAGGATTACGCACAATGGGAAACCGACAACGCTGAATGGATCGCAGAGAAGTCTGATCAAATTAGCGGTAGTCTCAATGGCTACGAATACAGCGACTCGTTTATGACTTATTTAATTCATAGTTATTCCCGAGAAGACCCCAATGTTGAGGGCGTCCATGAAATTAGCGGGCTAAGTGACGTCGTGCTTGTAAACCCCCCGTCTGGTACCGTAGCGGGTCGGGGGGATAACTATTGGAACGCCGAGCTAGAAGGAAAGGTTGGCATAAACGCTCATAATAGAATAAGGAATGACCCTTATTCAATGGGCGGCTATTACGACCCTTACGGCCCAGGTTCTAACCTTACTATTGATTTTGCGATCGGTAGCGTAACTGCCAGTTTTGAGGGTCTTGAAGACTACGCAAACACTGTAGGCAGCAACGCCCAAGCAACAATAGACTTGTTTGACGATGCTACGGCTGAGTACGACACATGGGCAGAAGAATGGAATGCCAGAACAGGGTTTGACGCCACAGATATAACAACCTACAACGAACTATGGAATGATGTCGTAACTACCCAAGAAACTTTGGGCTTAGAGTCCGATAATTTCTGGAACGATTTTGATGATGACATAGAAAATATAAACTTAACTGTCGCAGTCGCCATGGATGAAAATTTTGACTCCGACTGGTATTTTGAAAACTACAACATGGCAGAAACAGGGGGTAGTTTTACACGTTCAGAAGCAGCGCAACATTACCTTGCTGTTGGGTCTAAACAAAACTACTTTACCAACCAAGACGCCTATGTGTCGGCTATACAGACTGGAGCAATATCAGCGCTATCAAGCGAGAATACTTTGGGCGGGCAAATACCAGCAGTATATAACCCTAAAGCTGTACCTAAAGTAAGCGACGCTGCATACAACAACCAATCATTTGATTTAGCCCTTCTAGTCAACGGCCTAGGTCTAACTAACAGCGGGTTCGTCACCGACCAAGGTAGTATAGGAGCTACTAACGCGGGGTCTGCCGCTGTCCAAGTAAACCTAAACGTAAACAATGCCGATGTAGCGGCAAACATACTTCGTAGTCTTAATGCGGGGGCTTTTGATTGGAATGTATCGGCGTCTACGGAAGACATAAATTATCTAATAAGTGGTAACGGCGCGCTTAACTACGGTTTGAGGGACATAGATGGTTCTTTAGAAAACTTGGAAAGGACTAAAGACACCCTACAAGCCTTAAATGGTAAGCAAAAACACAACGCAAATGGTTCTATAACTACTTGGAACTTTAGTCCTGATATAGCTTCCATAGACACTTTGTTAGACACGTACACTTCGTTTAATAACGACTCCGCCAAGGACTGGAACAACGCCGACACAGTGTTAGGCGACGGAGTTACTTGGGAAGATGTTATAGACGGCAATACAAAACAAACTTTTGACGTGGCTACAGGCACTTACGTTTTAGAATCTTCAATACCTACCAGTACTATGTGGGACAGTACAACAGGTTCTAAGGATGTAGCAGGTAACTCCCTAGAAAACCAAAGATACACAGACCCTAACGCGTACCTAAGTAATGTTAATTCTCTTTTTAGCGGTGATTTTGGCGCTACCATGGAAGAGATTGTAGTTTACGCGGACTCTAACAACGTTACGTATATACCTAGTGAAGTACGTCAGTTAGCAGCGGCGCGTGCAGAAGCCCTACAAAACGCGAAGGACGATGACTCTCTGTCTGAACCAGAAAGAAGAGAAGCCTTGTTTGGGCTTAACGATGAATACGCCACAGTTCTAAACGCTAGCGCAGCAGTAGTAAAGCAATATGCAGGTTTAAAAGGGTATTGGGAGCGACTGACAACAAGTGAGGGTGGGGCGGTAGACCCTGAACTCATGGCCCGCGCTGAAGCCTTAGAAACTATGGCTACCTCATATACTACGGCGGAGTTAAAAGCCGCTAGAGAAGACATGGATAAGTACATACGGAACTTTGGCGAGTTCTTAAAAGACCCTGCCACGGGAGAGTTTATAGTAGACGGCTCAGGTAATAAAATACGCCGCGATTATTACGTCAACGAAGAAGGTTTAGAAGGCAAAGAATTACTAAGCGCACAAGCAAACAACTCTATGTTAATGGTACTTGGATCATATAGAGCTGCACCTACGTCGTTTATGTATGACATGTTGCTACAAGAGATACTTGAGTCGGCACCCGCCATAGCCGCTGGTACAGCCGCAGGTGCTGTCGTAGGTGCTCAATGGGGCAAGATACTTGGGCTTCCCGGCACTGCGGTGGGTACTGCGGTGGGTGCAGTGGGTGGGTTTGCTTACTCAACTGGCGCAAGAGCATACAACATAGCCAACAACTTAGTGGCGAAAAAAGCGGCGTTAGGGATAGGTGCAGGTGTAGACGTAACGTTTGCCATGGGTGCAGCTTATGAAGGTCAATCAGACCTCGTACGCCAACTAGTTACTCAGCAGTATAAGGCCGTCAAAGAGTTAAGTTTTATAACTGATCCTCCTTCTATGGTTAGGAAGTATTCAGACGAGCAGGTAGCGGAAATAGCCGATAGAAAGGCCGCTACTGCGGGGCTTGAGAGTGCCACACGACAAGGGATCACATTAGCGCTTCTTATGGGCATG